ACCGGATTCCTGAAACGCTTCCATTTGTCTTGCACAACTTTGCCTGCTTCCATAACATTCATTCCTTTGATCACTGTGTGCCTGGTGTGTGCACCAAATGCTTTATTGATGCCACGGTACACCTTCTTTTCCAAGAATTTCAGGTATTTACCGAGCACCAAATTGTAGCGGGGACTACGGGGATTGATGACTCTGGGGGCCTTGCCCAGGTCTTGCTTCTCATACTTCACAAATGAAGTGAGATGCGCGTCCAGCTCAGTCAATGGATCTCTTTGTAACGATAAATACGCATCCTCATACACACGCCGCTTAGAGCCAACATACGCCTCGACCACTGATCGAAGGGGCATTATTGGGGCATGGGCACATGATGAGGATACGATGTCTCGGAACTTCGATAACCACTGGTTGTTCTGGTACGTTCTCGGCCTAACGAATAGGGCGGGCTTGAAACCTTCTTCTGTTTTACACAGAAAGTATCTCTCCTCGAAAGCCCGTCCTACCGTCTCGATATTGTTGTTATACACACCAAGGTTGTGTGTTGGTCCTATGTCACGCACGACAACAAACGTGCGCGACTTAGCTCTCAGCCCATTCGGTTGCAGTCGGAGCACCCCACGACACTTACTCAGGTCCCTCCCAACCATCTTAGTGTTATGTCCGACCAACCTAATTGGGCGCCCCTACGCCAGCGGGGCGAAAGTTGATGGTGAGCCAGGCTCACTCATCAACCACCGCTGGAACCTAGTCATACGAGCTGCCGAGGTTTCCACCTGGTAGTGGATATCCTCTCGGAAGTAGCAGCTAATAATTGACGGTAGGTGGGCAACGCTATCGACCTCACGCACGTTGTATCTCCGCATTAGACGCAGTGCTTCGCGCTCTACGATCAGTTGGTTGCCGGGCACGGATGCCGACAACTGACCGATTCGAGCACGGATAGCAACAATGACTGCTGCGGCGAACCTTGGCACAAAAACCAATGGCCGGAGGTCCCTCGGAACTGGAGGGGCCTCGACGACTGGCGTGCTGGAAGGAGGAACAATAGAATTTGGGGCAACAGATGCATCAACCAGCCAATCTAGTGACTGGTGCAACACACCCTGCCTCGGTCGCAAAGCGACCGGGGCCATTGACCCAAACATGAC